CGGTATCCAACCTTGTACTAAGGATGGACTGGCAAGGTTTGGTGCCATCGATGTAGACTTTAAAGATTACGAGAAGTACGACCGTAAAAAGTTTTTTGATACAATACAGAAGTTTGATTTACCATTGATACCGGTGCTATCTAAAAGTGGTGGTATGCACCTTTACATATTCTTAAAAGATTTTGTTAGCGCAACAGTATTAAGATCTTTTCTAAGTAATCTGTTGCCATTATTCAAATTAAAATACGACACAGAAATATTTCCAAAACAAACACGACTAGTTAAAGATTCTGAAACAGGAAAAATAAGTAAGGGTAATTTTATTAATCTACCTTATTTTAAAAAATCAGAAAGAATAGCTTTGAACGTAGACGGAACTAAATTTTCTTTCGAAGAGTTTATAAAAGTCATACAAGCTAATCTTGTTGCAGAAGAAGATCTTAAAAAAATAACAGACAGTATCGATGCGGTAGCCATGCAAGGTGTTGATGATATATTTAGAGAAGGTCCACCGTGTTTAGCTGAACTATCTAAACTAACAAAAGAAGAAGGCTTCGATGGTAAAGATAGATTTCTTTATAACTATCATGTCTTTGTAAAATTAAAGTATGAAGAGAACTGGGAGCAGATGGTTATGGATGCACCGGTTAAATTTTTTTCAGGGGCTAACGCACATGCATGGGATAAAAATAAATTAAAAGCTAAATTAAAATCATGGCGAGATACATACAAAGGGTACACATGCACACAGAGTCCTATCAGTGATTATTGTAAGAAGGGTATCTGTGTAAAAAGAAAGTTTGGTGTATTGTGTGGATCAAAAGGCAGCTATCCAATCCTTACTAATTTAGTCAAGATTGATTTAGAACCGGATGCAGAATACACATTTGATGTGACACTACCCGACGGTGAAGATGTAAGAACAGTGCATTGCAAGAATGTAGAACACGTTAACGACCAAAGAAAAAGACGTAACGCCATATCAAAGTATGCAGGGTTCCCACCGCCAATGATTAAGTCTGGTGATGATCAAAAGGTTTTAGAAGATTTATACAGAACATTAACAGTGCAAGATCCACCGATAGGCACAACACCAAAAGAAAAACTACATGATCAACTTTATCAAAAGATAAACGGAGCGAGAGCACAGAACGATGTTAGCTTTAAGTCCGGTGGTGTATTAATCGATGATGAATTTGCGTATTTTAAATTTGCTAACTTCTATAACAAATTAAAAAACAATGGTTGGAAGTATCCGGAAGATAAAACGGGCGTAATGATACAGGAGTTTTATAAGGATTGCAATGTAGAATTTATTGAAGAGAAGAGGTTTCCATCTCAAAAGAAGGGTGAATACAACACACCAACAAAACATTTAATTAAAATATCTATAGAAAAGTTTCAAAGCGTAAAAATTTTACACAATAAAATTAATTACGATAAGGAGATTATATGATTAGAAAGATACTGGGTCCTCCTGGTACAGGTAAAACTACAAAACTATTACACTATGTAAGAACATTAGTTAAGTTTGGTGTGCCATTACATCGAATAGGATACTTTGCTTTTACAAAGAAAGCTGCGGGCGAAGCAAAAGGTAGAATGTTAGATAAGCACCCAGAGTTAGAAGATAAAGATCTTCCATACTTTCAAACACTACACTCTTTTGCATTTAATCTTTTGGGTATGAAAAGAAGTAATGTCATGCAGAACGAAGACTACGCAGCCATTGGTCGAGAAGTTGGTATTGAAGTATCTATATATTCAAACGGTGAAGACAGCACAGGCTTTGTAGATTCTAATAGTGAATACTTTAAATTAATATCTGCAGCTAAGATAAAAAATATATCTATTGAAGAAGAGTTCAACAGCAATATGTATTCTGAGGATCTAGACTTTGAGATTGTTAAGATTTTAAAATTAGAATTAGATAATAGAAAAGAAGCATTTAAATTAGTTGACTTCAACGACATGATACAAAAATTTATCGATCGTGCTAACGATCTTTGTCCAACGTTTGATGTTGTATTTATTGATGAAGCACAGGATTTATCACCTATACAATGGAAGATGTATGATGAACTTAAAAAGAAATCAAAGCATATTGTTTTAGCTGGTGATGATGATCAAGCTATTTACGGCTGGGCTGGAGCTGATGTAGAACGATTTCAAAAAGAACCCGGTAAGGAGATTGTATTACCAAAATCTTATCGTGTTCCACAAAGCATACAATCCATAGCCAATAAAATATTAGACCGTATTCCTAACGAGAGACGGATACTTAAAACATGGCAGCCGCGTAAGGAAACAGGGAACATATATCCTGAGTCTTATTCACTTCAAGAAATACCAGTACAAGATGGCAAATGGTTAATATTGGCTAGAACAAATTACAGACTAATTAATTTAATGCCTGATCTACAATCCATGGGCATCTATTACGAATACAAAAACAAGAAAAGTTTTTCTGAAAAATTATACAAGACTATAATTAACTGGACACGATACGTAAAAGGTGAAGAACTAAACGAAGCAGAAATTAGAGATATTTTAGAATATACAGAATACAAAACCATAGAAGAAATAGACAAAGATCTGAAGTGGTATGAACTATTACAATTAGATCTAGATGACAGCTTATACATAAGAAAGATGTTAGAAAGAAGAGAACCACTAAGCAGTAAACCAAGAGTAAAGTTATCTACTATACACGCAGCGAAAGGTGGAGAGGCTGACAATGTTTTACTGGTATTAGATATGTCCAAACGTACTTTAGAATCATTACAAAGAAGCCTGGAGAAACAGGATGAAGAGCATAGAGTTTGGTACGTTGGTGTTACTCGAGCAAAACAAAATCTGTATTTCATTGCAGGAAAAAATAAGGAGAGAAGTTATGACATCGAAAGTTTGGGATAAGCAGCACGGAGGATCCCATTATCAAAAATATAAAATTCAGCCGAGCAAGTTTGTAGTTGAGAATGAGTTGTTATACCCGGAGGGATGTGCTATCAAGTACATAATAAGACATCGCGATAAAGGAAAAAAGCAAGATTTGTTAAAGGCAATACACTTTATAGAAATGATTATTGAAAGAGATTACAATGAGAATACCTAAGTTTGAAGCACAAACAGAATGGAATATTCCAACTGAGTTTCCAGATCTTAGACAAGTAGAAGAGATAGCCATTGACTTAGAAACTAAAGATCCAGATCTAAAAGAAAAAGGATCTGGCTCTGTAATTGGTAACGGTGATGTTATAGGTATTGCTGTAGCTACAAATGGTTACAAAGGATACTTTCCTATCGCACACGAAGGTGGCGGCAACATGGACCGCAAAAAAGTTTTAGAGTGGCTCAAAGATATTTTAGAATCACCATCAACAAAAGTATTTCACAACGCCATGTACGATGTCTGTTGGTTACGACAACTAGGTTTTAAAATAAATGGTGACATTGTTTGTACAATGATAGCGGCAGCCATCACAGATGAAAATAGATTTAGATACGATCTTAACAGTTTGTCTTGGCACTATCTTGGCTACGGTAAGAACGAAGGTGCATTAGCTGAAGCTGCATCTGAGTGGGGCATTGATCCAAAGTCTGAGATGTACAAGTTACCGTCTATGCACGTAGGATCTTATGCTGAACGTGATGCTGAGATTACACTGGGTTTGTGGCAAGAGATGAAGAAAGAAATTATCCATCAAGATCTTGAAGATGTATTTGATTTAGAGACAGAACTCTTCCCATGTCTTGTTGACATGAAGTTTAAAGGTGTAAGAGTAGACATAGACAAAGCACACCTTATGAAAAAACAATTAGTACAAGAAGAAAGAGATTTACTTACAGCTATTGAAAGAGAAACCAATGTTAGGCCACAGATATGGGCTGCAAGATCTATTGCTGAAGTGTTTGATAATTTAAAGATACCATACGAAAGAACTGCAAAGACAGCTGCACCATCTTTTACTAAAAACTTTTTACAAGAACACGAACACCCTGTGGTAAAGATGATAGCCAAAGCTAGAGAGATTAACAAAGCACACACAACTTTTATTGATTCAATATTAAAGTATCAGCATAAAGGTAGAATACATGCAGACATAAACCAATTAAGATCAGAGTTTGGTGGCACGATTACAGGTAGGTTTAGTTATCAGAACCCTAACCTACAACAGATACCTGCAAGAAATAAAGATCTAGGCCCTAAGATTAGATCTTTATTTATTCCAGAAGAGGGATGTAAGTGGGGATGTTTTGATTATTCGCAGCAAGAACCAAGGCTCGTTGTACACTACGCATCTCTGTATAAACTACCATCCGTCTATAATGTTGTTGATGCTTATCACAATAACAAAGACTCAGACTTCCACCAGACTGTAGCAGACATGGCACAGATCCCTAGAACACAAGCTAAGACAATCAATCTGGGTCTTTTCTATGGCATGGGTAAAGCTAAACTACAGGCAGAGTTAGGTGTAACGAAAGAGAAAGCTGCTGAACTATTTAATACGTATCATGGTCGAGTACCCTTTGTTAAACAGCTCATGGAACGAGCATCTAATCGTGCACAGGACCGTGGTCAGATAAGAACTTTACTTGGCAGACTGTGTAGGTTTCATTTGTGGGAGCCTAATCAATTCGGTATGCACAAAGCATTGCCACACGAAGATGCACTCAGGGAACATGGACCGGGGATCAGAAGAGCTTACACATACAAAGCTTTAAATAAACTTATACAGGGTTCGGCTGCAGACATGACCAAGAAAGCGATGTTAGAACTTTACAAAGAAGGAATTATACCGCACATACAAATCCATGATGAGTTGGATCTTTCTATAAAAGATGATAAAGAAGCAAATAAGGTTATTGAAATTATGGAGAATGCAGTCACTCTAGAGGTTCCCAATAAAGTAGATTACGAACAGGGGGAAACTTGGGGTGATATTTATGATTAACTATGGCTTATTTAAATGCAAACATACCGGTGGAATATGCACAGATTAAAAGAGAATATCTTTATGATCTTAAAAAACACCATGGAGAAGTTGAAGATTGTATTATCTTTGGTATGTCGGCTATCACAGGCAAGTCTATTTTATTTCATGCGATTATGGAAAACGGTGCAATCTTTTATCGCCTCCCGATTACTGCCTTTATTCAAAGAGGTTTTAAACCGGAAGATGTTCCTAGACGTAGACTTGATGAGCTTCAGCTTTGGAATTGTTTCAGTTATTATCCTTCTGTGCATTCTTGGGATATCCTAGCAGGACAAGCAGGTAAATACATAGGAAAAGACAAGAAATGGCATCCTGGTAAATACTTATTTACTGTTGATTTTGCTCACCCAGAGAGTAATATATTAGACACGGATCATTCAGAGATTCCGCACGAGCACAAATGTGCTCACATCATAGCCCTAGATGATGGGAACTATGCAGCACAACCTAACAATAGATGTATTTGGGACATACCATCATTCACAGTGAAAGATAATATCCCAGATTGGAAAGTGCAGACATCTGAATGGAACGTAGAAAACACAAGTAAATGGA